AGCTTGCTTTGCTGGAGCTGGTCCTGTTGCACCCGTGGCTCCCGTTGCACCTGTTGGTCCAGCTACTGTGCTTGCTGCACCTTGAGGGCCTGTCGCACCAGTTGCACCTGTTGCACCTGTTGAACCTGCTGGTCCTGTTGGACCAGGTACTGTGCTTGCGGCACCAGTTGCACCAGTAGGTCCTGTTGGACCAGTGGCTCCAGTATTTCCAATACCGCCTGGTGCACCTTGAGGGCCTACGCCCCCAGAGTTGGAGTAATGAATGTCTGCCACTATCGGCTCACTCTTATAACTGCTACATACGCTGAAGCATCTGTGTGAATAACATAAAGTTCATCTTTAGTTGCAAGGTTATCAATTGATACCGCTCCACCAGCTACGATGCTCATACCGTAAGATGTGGATGTAACCCCAGCTGTTCCTAGGTAGGCAACGCCCGTACCAAGGTTTTGAACTGAGATAGTTACTGAGTTGTAGTTATCTGCTAAATCTGTTACTGCTACTGCGGTTGTATTGTTAACTGCAATTCTTGCATGTGATACTGCCATGGGGTCTCCTAGGATGCGTATTGAGAAAATTGAGGGTCGTTGACCATCTCTTCAGGCATCAGCTGAATACATTCTACGCTGAGGATGGTAAATCTGTCTGCCACAATTCCGCGCTCTTGAATGGCATATGGACGATAAACCTGACCACGCCAGACCACACGGTCACGATTGTTAGTATCTGGGCGAAAAATAATGTTAGGAGCAAACTTCTGGACGTCTTCAATGTTGAAAGTTAGGTGCAGAGTATCTGAGTTGTAGTAACCAACCGCTGAGGTTTTAGCCTCACCCTGCTTGATAACTGCTCTAACGACTGGGACTGAGTAAGGCCCAGTCCAAACCTTGCCACCTACTGAGGATGTAATATCTTGACCTACGTCGTATAGCGGGTCAACGTCAGAGTTAACGGAATCATATATATACCAAAGGGCTTTTGTTCCTACTGGGTGTTTTAAATCAGAGTCAATGCCTTTAAGAAGGTCGGTGGTCTCATAATCGGCATCAAACCTACCACCAGGTGTGTGAGCTCTCACTTAACTCCCTCTCTGTAGAACTCTAGGTTACTCTTTAAACGTTCATCTGTAGGGTTAAGCTCTACTGCCTTCTCCCCGTATTCCAAAGCTTGAGTACGTTCGCCTATCCAATAGGCGCATACGGCAGCTAAGTCATACGGTATCGAGCCCCAAGCAAAGGCTTCATTAAGATAATCCATCTGTCTGTCTTTTACATTTAAAGCTTTTTTGCAAAGTGTTAAGCACTCGCTCCATCTACCGTTTTCATAATGGTATTGAGCTAACTCCACATACGCCTCTCTTTTATTAGGCTCCTCTTGCATAGCCTTTTTCCACCACTTAAGTTTCTCTTCTTCATCAGTAGAGCACTTAGCAATGTATCGCATAGAGGACGCACGTTCTGCTTTCCATGTTGCTTTAGGTAAAGATAGGTGTCGCTCAAATTGAACTTTAGCCTCTGCTAACTGACCGTGAAAGAAAAGCTCACGGGCGTAGTAGTAAGCATTTCGGTCGTTGTATGGGTCTTCCTCTACAGATAGTTTGAGGAGTGGAAGATATTGACCGCGAGACTTAGTGTCATCAGCTTTATGCCATAAGCCAAGCTTGCTCCAGTATTCCTTTTCTTCAAGGCGGTCTGCATACAAGCACTCGTGTACTGGGTGAACCCAACGGTATCCATGGCGGGCGTGAATCTTATCCCCACCAAATGTAAGACCAGGTTTACCATCTGCACTAAAGTTCCATGTGTAGTCGTATCTAATACGTGTTGCCCACGCTGGTGTCTTCTCCATCTCTTCACGCCATCCAGGAGCTAGCATCTCATCCATATCTAGAGAGATGCAGTAATCAATATCATCAGGCAATAAGGCTAGCGCTGCATTACGAGCGTCATCAAAACGCCACGGGCGTACGCTAATAACGTGAACGTTGATACCAAGCTTCTTGGCTTTTTCTACAGTCTTATCTACCGAGCCAGTATCAGCTATTAGTAAATAGTCGGCTTCCTTGCAGGAGTCGTACCAGCGTTGTACAAACTGTTCTTCATTTAAAGCTATGGTGTAGACGGCAATTTTCATGTACTTATTGTACTCCTAAAAAGAAAAGCCCCGCCAATCCCTAAGGACGGCGGGGAGCTAATCTATAATTTATTAAGCTAGGACTGCGAACTTAAGACGACCGTAGACGTTTGTTCCACCGTCCCATGAGTAAAACTCAAGAACGGTCTTATTTGTTCCAGATGCAATAGATGGCGCTGAGCCACCATCCCAGATTACGTTGTTAAATGCAACTGCGTTAGAGCCACGTGATGCAACTTCTACTTGCCATGATGTTCCATAACCTGCTGGGATACCAGTAAAGTTAACTGTCACCGCTCCGACTGGGTTAGCAATACGGATAAATGAGCCGTTAGTAGGATTGATTGGAACTGTTCCTGTAGAAGCAGAGAATGTCTGCAAACGGCCAGTTACTCCAACGTTGATGTAAGCATCATTAGACTGAGTAAGTACTGTAGGTTGTGAGCTAATAGCCATTTACTTCTTCTTTCTTGTAGTTGTTGGCGCTTCAACGGCTGGAGCTTCTTCTACAACCTCAGCGTCGATAATTTCAGAATCAGTAAAGGTTGTACCGTTCCACAGCGCCTTTGCAGACGGTTGTAGGCGAGGTGGATAGAAGATTCCATCCTCAAGGGTCCAGCCCTTAGAAGGCTGGGGAGTTACAGATGTTATGTCAATTGTTTCAAACAACTGACCCATAACTCCCAAGCCATCTTCGTTGTCAGCAACAAGCACTTGCGTAACTTGGTTGCCGTCAAGTAATGCGTATTTAGCCATTAATTACTCCTTAGAGAACAGCCTTGTCAAACCAGCGGACTAGTGCGTAACCATCTGCACCGTTTCCACCAAATGACTGGTAGCCGTAGTACTGGCAACCGCCGAGGTCAACATCGACCACGTCGCCTGCATCGAAGTACAAGAACTCCCAGCATACATCAAAGAATGATGCGCCTTCTGGAGCCATAAGCGTCTGCCAGTTACCTGATGTTGCTCCTGTTGGTCCAAGGTAAGTAATTGTACCTGTTCCAGCAAACTGAATGTTGTAGTCTGGGCGGTCTTCACGGATGATGACGTTTTGGTCATTCTTCCAACGAACTGTTGGACGTACACGCTTTGGTAGGCCTGTGAACTGTGAGCTAGTTGAACCAGCTGGAGCAGTTGTTAGACGTGCAGCCACACCTGAGAACCATAGTGGGATACGTGGCAAGATTGGGAATGTCTGCCATGTAGTTGTCACCTTTGCGTTACCAACATCTTGGATGGTTGTACGCAGAACGTTTGAACCGTAGAAACCAGCCTGTGCTGAGATAACAGTTGTTGCGTTGTAGATAGGTGTCCACTTGAAGTAGTCAGATGTAATTGCTTCGTAGTTAACTGCTGGGTTAGCAGAGTTGTGTGTAAGAAGTGTTTCTGGGGCGTTGTTCCAGTTAGAACCACCGCCACCACCGCCTGCGCCAGTGTTAGCAATTGCATCAAGACCACGTGCGTAGTAATCAGCTGAAACACCAGAGGCGTTAACAATCCATGTTCCGCCACCCTTACCACCGCCGCCTTGTCCGCGACCTGGGGATGTTTGGTTCTGTGCGTTAGACACCCAACCAGCTCCACCGCCGCCACCGCCGAGTGCGATGCCTGTTGGAGAGCCGCTGTTAATGCCGCCAAGAACTTGACCAAGACCACCGTCTCCAGCCCAACCAGGAAGTACGTTGTTGTTGCTTCCTGTGTTCCACATAGCTGCTCCGCCGTAGTTTCCGCGAAGTGGCCATGTTGGATGTGATGAACCTGCAGTAGTTATCCAACCACCAGTTGGTGATGTGGTTGCTGCTGGAGCGTATGAAAGTGCATTTGAACCAGCTGCAGCAGAGCCACCGCCGCCGCCAGCAAGTGTAAGTGCTGAGAAGCCGTTGTTTGCAGCGTGACCGCCGTTGTTGCCGCCTTCTAGACCGTACAACCATACTGGGTTGTTAGAGTTATGGGTACCTCCACCGCCACCGCCTTCTGCGGATACGGTTGCTGCTGTAACAATTGGAGTAATTCCAGGCTGTCCAGCGTAGAAGTAAGTTACGTTATCTACTTCCTTGTAGATTGTTGGTGATGCTGCAAGCTCAAGCTGTGGAGCAATAACGTGGTATTCAACCTGTCCAAGCGTTGCTGTAGTTGATGCTGCCTGCTTTACGATACCAAACTTAACGTACGCTGTGTTAGCAGGAGATGTAACAGTTACACCTACACGTACTGGGTAGGTAACTGCTGGCATCTGCTGTGTTGATGACGCAACACCGCTGATTGGTAGATAGACGTTTGTGCCTTCTGTACGGATAATTGAGTTGTAATCGCGGTCGAAGAACTCAAGGTATGCGCGTACTGGGCGGTAAGCGTTAGCTGTACCAGTGTCAACAAGGAATGCTGCAGCTGAATACTGTGTAGCCGCTGTTGCCTTGATGAAACGGTGAGCAACTTCAAGGTTACCGTTTGTAGCCTGGTTTGAAGAAACCAAAAGTGAGTTTGCTTCACGGTATACAGGTGGACGCCATGTTGTAGTAGCGTTTCCTGCTTCTAGTTGAATGTTATCAACCCAGAAGTTAGTAGAAGGTTGCTGGAATACAATTGTTGGGTAGATAAACTGAGGTGTTGAGCCCCAAGCATACTGGCCGTTAGCAAGGGTAGAACCGATTGCTGGAGTTGTAAATGTTCCAGAAATACGACGCCATCCTGTTTGAGTTGGTGTGCTGTTAGCACCAAGCATTTGAACAGTCGCTGGGTTAGCAAATGTTACTGCGCCACCTGAGATAGGTGCGTTAGTGGCAAGAGTTAAAGTAACAAGAGTTCCAGCAATAGCAGACACGGTTGTGCTTGCCTGAATACCAGAACCTGTAACTGTCATACCCTGCAAGATACCTGTAGGGTCTGCAACAGTCATTGTTGTAGAACCGCTAGAAGCAGTTGCTGTTGTTGCAAAAGAGCCACCGTAGTTAACAAGCGCAGCTGGGGTTACTTCACGAACGAAGAATCCGTTTGCTTGACCAGCATCAATTGAGCCTGTATCTCCAGAAGTTGTGCCGTTTGCATAACGTGTGTTTGACTGAGCGTTTAGTGAAGCTCCTGTCGAACGAATCTGGAAACGGATTGGTGTTGATGAGCTTACGTCTACGTTAGTAGATACGTATGCAGAAACTGTGTACGTCTGACCTGGGATGTAAGGAACACCTTGGTAACCAGCAGAAGTAGTTGTACCGTTAGAGGTAGAAGTCGAGTTCAAACTTGAGAAGCTTACCCATGTAGGTGAACCTGCTGAAGTAGATGAACCAGTACCGCAGATAAGACCGTTGATACCACGTGCGCCAGAGTATGAGACTTCAACCGCAGCGTTATTTAGAATCTGAGTTGTAGCGTTTGAGATAGTAACCTGAGTTGAGCTATCAACGCTAACAATTACTGTTCCTGTTACGAAACCGCTACCAGTTACAAACATACCTGGGAAGACGTTAAGAGTGTTGTTAAGTGTAAGTGTAAGAGATGTCAAAGGTGCTGTTGCAGTCTTTGCATATCCACCAGTCATTTCAGCAAGCTTTGCTGGAACACCTGCGTTAGTTACTGAGAATGTAGATAGAGCAGTACCAAACTGACGGATAAAGTTGCTGCTTACGATAGTAGCATCTTCCAACTGTGCTACCTGAGGCATCATAATGTTGTTTGATAGGTTCTGGAAGTATGGTGAGCCCGCAGTGTTTGAGGTCTGTGGGTTTGTAACAATATCTGAACCTGCAGTAGAGATGTTGTAGAAGAACGCTGTTGCTGGACGAAGTACTGTGTTACCTGTGTCAAAACGTACAAGTGTTGAAACAGTAGCTGTGTTAGCACCCGATAGAGTTACTACGTTACCTGTAATAGAAACTACAGTTGCGTTAGCAACAAGTCCTGTTCCTGCTACATACTGACCAACAGTAATACCGTTAGCGTTTGGATATACGGTAATAGATGACTGACCTGAGACACCAGTGGCAGCCTTAAAGTAAACATCGCCGTCCCAGCCTAGAACATTGTAGTCAAAGTCTGTGTTTGTTAGGAAGTTAGCGACAGTAATTGTTCCAAATGAGGTTGGAGTACCGTTACCGCCTGGAAGTGTGCTGGTAACATCGGTTGCAGAGTTTTGAGCTCCAAGGCCACCTTGTCCACCTGCACCGATATTAATTGCGTATGAAGTTAGCGGTGTTACTTCGATATTACGAACGACAACCTGCCCACCTGCACCGCCACCGCCAGCAACGTTAGCTGAACCGCCGCCGCCGCCGCCGCCGCCACCAACAAGGATAACCTGGGCGCTTGTTACACCAGCAGGTGCTGTCCAGGTACCACTGGCTGTAAAGGCCTGTTCTTTTACAAATACGCGACCAGAGTTATCGTTTGGAAATACGATAAATTCTTTACTTGAGGAAATAGCCATTTATATACCTGTCCTTTATCTGTTTAGGAAATCAATACACCTGAAACTAAAACATCAACGCTGGCTGCTACGTCAGCTGTTACTGCAATGGTTTCTGCGGCGTTTAAAACTGTGCGAACGTCAAAATTTACAGTACCGTTTGCTGGTACCTGTAAACCTGTGCAAAATGAAACTCCTCCAGTAAGAATGGTTACCGTACGGGTAGCACCTGTCTTGTTTGAAAGAATGATGTTAGTGATAATAGCAGTGTTTGAAGCTGGAACTGCATATGGAGAAGCATCAGAGGTACCAGCTGTACCCGCTTTAAATCGTGTTACTGTTGTTGGCATTATGCTAGTACTCCTATATAAGCTAGTGTGGTTAGATTAGCGGACTCTGCTTGAATAGCAGCGACCTTGTTGTTTCCAGCAGTGTTAACCGCTGCAACCTGTGTTGTACCTGCAGTGTTAACAAGCCCAGTTTGGGTTGTACCAGCAGTATTGATTGCTGTTACGCGGTCAGCGGTTGCAGCAACAATGTCATTAACCCCTAGTAGGGTGCCTAGGGTTTCTAGTGACTTAGTTACATAGATTAGGTCTTGAGCTGTATAAGTAGCAGCTGCAAGGCTTGCTGTAATTTCTTCTTTAACAGCGGTAATCTGTGTACTAAGGGAGCTGTAATCTGGCATGTTTTTACCTACCTTTCGAGGCTATTAAAAGTGTATCAGTTTTAAATACGAGGTCATCGTAAACTTTGAACATTATGCCTGAGCCTCTGTCCATGAGATACGAGCTGAGATATTGGCTGCTGCGGTACCAATGTTGGTTGCAGTCAAGACCAAGATATCTGGACCATTTGGGAATCCTGGGGTAGAAACGTTTCCGTTTCCGCTGAGGATTGAGTTTCCAAGGTCACGAATCTTTGTAAGGTCGTAGTTGGAAACGTTGTAGTTAGTACCACCACCGCCGTTTTCGGTGTAGAAGGAAGCAACTGAGTCACCACCTGTAATAAGACCAGAAGCTGTCTGAACTCCACCAGCTCCAGGACCTGAGTTATCAAAGTAGATAATCTGAGCCAAAGAACCAGAACCCACAAGGTCACGAGTCCAGTCAATAGGAAGACCTTGGAAGCCAGTACGTGGAGTAAATGTGATTGTTCCAGATACAGTTCCTGTATTAGGCACTGAAAGGGTAATACGGTTTGCCGCTACTGATGCGATAGTAGCGTTTGCTCCGATACCTGTTCCTGTAACTAACATACCTGGAACAAGTCCGTTAGTACCAGTTGCGTCTGAAATAGTAATAATTAACGTTCCACCATTACCTGCAACAGATGCGCGAGTAGTTGTAAGCTGACCTGGTATCCAGTTAGTGTACTCAATTCTTCCTGGGTTCAGGATACCGTCAATACGGAACTGTCCGTTAGTGGTAACTCCAATAGAGTTCATCTTCAACTGCATGCGGTTAGCAAGTTCTCGAATACCATAGTTACGAGCAATAGCGTTATCTACAGATGGAGCAAGGCGTACCGCTACTAGAGGACGAGTAACACCAGCTGATACGTTGAGAAGCTTTGTCATACCACCAGTAAAGATAAAGCTTGTATCATCATCAAACTTACCATCCATGATTACAGAAGAACCCCAGTGGCTAATGATAGGTGCGCAGTTCTGAGTAATAGATTGAACTGCAACTTGAGCATTTCCACCAACGCCTGTGTACGAGGAGTCAGGTACAAATGTTACTGGTGACTTAGTTCCAGAAAACTGGAATGGTACATCTGGGTAAATATGTGTAATAGATGCACGACGTTCTGCAATAAAGATAGGTGCACACTTCTTTACAGGGTCATATTCTCCTACAGATGAATAACGCATAATTTCTACGTTAGTGTCATCGCGTACAAGTAGGTAACCTGCAGGTGGCCAGTACTGAGTGTTTTCAACCCATAGAACTGTATCGTTTGGTCCAAGCTGTGCTCCAATTGTTCCAGCAGCTCCACCAGCTAACATTTTTGAGAAGAGTGATGGGTCATTAGAAACTTCATAACGAGCAGGCAAGTTACCTGAGCGTTGGTAAGCAGCGTTGTTAACGTTGTTATTAGCAATACGGTGGCACCAGTTAATACGCCCATTTACAGTACGCATACCAAAGCGGATAGTACCAGCGCCGTACCATGTGTAGTCGATGTATAGCATCTGCATACGACCAACGTCTAGCTTGTAACCAGATGGGCCTGTGCCATCAAAACGGTCAATGTTCCAGTCGTCTTGAGCAAAACGTTCTGTTTGGGTAATTAAGTAACGAGTTCTAATACCGTTAGGGCCCTTGTATGCAGGAGAAATATTTATAGATGTTGCAGAGTTAATCTGTACAACTTTATATGTAGCACCCTTAATTACAATAGGTTGTCCAACTACTAATTGCTTACGGAATTGAGTTGCAACACCAGTAACGAAGGACGAGTCAGCTGTTACGTTAATACGTCCGATACCCTCTTTTTCAGAGTGACGACGGCAAACGAACATCTTTTGACCGTCATACTCAAAGAAGAAACCGTTCTGGTCATCGTATAGACCAGCGCGTGTTACCGCTCCAAACCAAGTACGGGCGTGTACGTATACGTTAACACCAGCTGGATTTTGGTCAACAAGTGACACAGGTGAAGTAAGGTTAACAGTGTACTCAAATGTATTAACGTCAATAATGCGAGAAACAACAAAGTTTTCTCCGTTGTAAGGGTTGTAAGCTCCGCGAGTCAAAACGCCCTCAACTTGAATACCTACGCCAGCCTGTAGACCGTGGTCCTGTACAGTTTTCACTGTAACAATCCCTGCCCCTACAGAGCCTCCGTTTAGGAACATCTGCTCTACGTCAAATACTGGGGTTAGCTGGCCACCAGTTGAGAACTGAATTCCCTTACCTGACTGGTAGCGGAAGTAACGGCGAGTCTGACGGATAACCTGGTTACCCATTGTATTAGTAGCAGTAGTCAAAGAAACACCGCCGTCATATGGACGGTGAACAATATACCCATCGCTCTTAGTTAAAATTAAAGCTGTGCTTGGAACTGATACAGCTGATTGCTGACGGTCTAGTTGGAATGACAACGTGCGTGTTGTTGGCACGTCTGTAACTGACCAGTTACCATCAAAGCTATTAGTTCCAGTTACAACGATAAGCGCACCTGGGTAAACGCCATGTGGGTTATCAAATGTTACTGTTACCTTTGAAATAGGAGCAGCGCCATCAATTGTAGCTCTCCATGTTTTAAGAGTTGATACGCCACCAATAGGTGCGTTTCCGCCAGGGATGTGAGCACCATCAAAAATATCTCCACCGTATACGTTTGTAAGTGTTCCAGAAAGAATATCTCCAGAAACAATTCCGCGAGCAGTGAAAGTAAAGGTAGTGGTTGTTGGCGCACTTGTAACTAGGGCAGTTCCTTCTGCAAGGTAATTAAGAGTTTCTTGAACAGACACAACTTGGCCAGCAACTAAAGAGTGAGGCAAAGAAGTTGTTACTGTAATAACTGAGCGTGGACGAGCACCATCGCCAACCATTGTTACAAGGTCAATTGCGTTACCGCCAGTTGCCTTAGGGAAGAATGAAGGGTAGTTATTGTGAAGGAAAAGAGCTTCCCACTTAGAAGGCTGTACAGAGTATTCAAAGTCTGTATCCATAAGTGACTGAGGCTCTGAGACACGGAGCTTCTGAGCTCCATCAAGCATGACTTCGTTAAAGTCAACTTTCTGCATTTCGTCGTCAACAACAATCTGCAACGTGTCTGTTGAAGACATGCCCGCTGTGCTAAGGCTTGCGTTCAGTTGGATAACAGTTTTATAATCGGGTTGTCCAAAAGGATTTGAAACGCTGTTGTCTGGGTAGATGTAACTTACTGTTGCAGCAGTGGCTGGGTCAGAGAAATTAAAAAGAATCTGGTTAGTTGTTGCGTTAACAATAAGGAAGAAGTGAATTTTCTTAATGTAGCGCTCAATAGTAATTGTCTTTGTCGTTGGATTAAATACATAATCCTCGGGCGCAATATTACGTGCCATTAAATATTACCTTCCTAAATTAACGTAATCGGTGGAATGATGGTCTGAGTAATTGTAGTGGTTCGTGTCTGTGAATAACGAGGAAAGAAGATGCCAAGTTCTAGTTGAGCATCCATAACTAGTTGTTCACCACGTCCACCGTCACCAGCAGGTCCTGGAGTTCCAGTTGGCCCACGAAGTCCTGTAGGTCCAGCTGCGCCATTAGCGCCTGCCGCACCAGTTGGTCCTGCTACACCATTAGCGCCAGCAGGTCCTGTTGGTCCTTGGATACCAGATGCGTATGTTAACGCATTCCAGTTTAGAGTTCCATTACCAACTTTAAACTTTCCAGTGTCAAGCTCAAGCCCTAGTTCACCTTCTGAAAGAAGAGGGTTAGTGGTTGACCATTCTAACGCCGTACCACGACGTAACTGTAATTTAATTGCCATTAGTTACCGCTCACATCTCCTCCGTTGATGGTTATAACTCCGCCGTAATTAGTTGCAGGGCCACCACCATCTACATTAAGTAGTGTAGTGCCTGTAGGGCCTGTTGGACCTAGTAAACCTTGATTTCCTGTTGGACCAGTTGGTCCTTGAATACCTGTAGGACCAGTTACACCTTGTAAACCGCCAACACCTTGAGGACCAGTTGGTCCTGTATTACCGATAGTTGCCGCAACAATTGCCTGCCAGTTTGCTGGGTCATCAAGTGGAGCAATACCAGCGGTTGATGCGCTGTTTCTACGAACGTATGTTCCCTTTAATGTTGGGGTGTCATAGAAAACTGCTTGACCAACTTGATAAGAAAGGCCACTCTGCCAAGTTCCAACTACTGTAAATGGAAGTGCACCTGTAGGACCAGTAGGACCAGGAACTGTTGAAGCAGCGCCAGTTGGTCCTGTGGAACCAGTTAAACCTGTAGTACCAGTAGGGCCTGTAGGTCCTTGAACAAAACCAGCGTTTACATAAGCGCTGCCTTGCCAAACATAAAGTTGACCTTGAATAAGATACGCATCACCAGTAGCAGCAGTTGGATATGCCGCGTTAAGTTCCGCAAAAGAGTTGAAAGAACCAAGAATACTTAGGCCGCGACCTTGAATACCAGTAGGTCCTGTTACACCTTGAATACCTTGAGGACCTGTAGGGCCAGTAACACCTTGAAGACCCTGCGCTCCAGTTGCTCCAGTTGCTCCAGTTAAACCTGTTGCACCAGTCGGACCTTGAACACCCTGAATACCTTGTGAGCCTTGCGGACCTGTAGGTCCCAAGTTTCCTTGCGCACCTGTAGCACCTGTTGGACCTATTCCGCCTTGAGAACCTGTTGGTCCTTGGATTGCTCCAGCACTTGCCCAAGCAGAGCCAGCCCATACAAATAGAACACCGTTAACAAGATAACCATCACCTGTTGCTCCAACAGGTTGAGCAGTTTGAAGTTCAGCAAGTGTGCCGTAACTTCCAAGAATAAAAATTCCAGAACCAGCTGGACCAGTAGCACCCGTAGGTCCTTGAGGACCAGTTGTTCCAGGAGTACCTGTAGAACCCGCTGTACCAGCAACACCTTGAGTACCTTGTGGACCTTGAGCACCTGTTGGACCAACTGCACCAGGGAAACCTGCAGAACCAGTTGGACCTGTTGCACCGCGGTCACCCTTTACATAGAGTGCCCAACCAGTACCGTCAGCGCTTGGGATTGCGCCAACAGCAAACTGACCAGGGTTAGTTAATACCCAAACTTCACTACCATAAGTTACGCCATCATAAAGAGCGTAAGTTGCTAGTGAGCTCCACACACCTTGGTTGGTAAAGTTAATACTTGTTACAGGACGTGTTGTTCCTGTAGGTCCTGTAGGACCTGGAATAGTAGATGCTGCACCTGTAGGACCAGTCGCACCAATGTTTCCTTGTGGACCTGTAGGTCCAATAATTCCTTGTGCACCTGTTGCACCAGTAGGACCAATTACAGTTGAGTCTGCACCAGTAGCACCAGTAGCACCAGTTGCACCTGTTGGACCAACAGCACCTGTAGGACCGATTACTGTAGAGGCAGCGCCTGTTGCACCAGTGGCACCAGTAGGACCAGTGATTGATAAACCTTGTGGACCAGTTACACCTTGAAGACCTGCAAAACCTTGAAGACCTTGTGGACCCTGAATACCTTGTGGACCTTGCGGACCAGTTGCGCCAGTAGGACCAACAGGACCAGTGTCACCTTGTGCACCTTGTGGTCCATTAATACCTTGAACACCTTGTTGACCACGTGGACCTGTAGGACCAGATGCACCAGTAGCACCAGTTGGACCTTCAAGGTTTCCAACGTTAGTCCACTGACCACCGCTCCAAATAATTAAATTGCCGTTAGCAAGAAGGTAGGCTTGACCAGCACTACCAGTTGGGTTAGCTGTTGTTAAATCATTAAGTGTTGGATACTCACCAAGAATATTTAAACCTTGGCCAGGAGCACCTGTAGGACCTGTAGCACCTTGAACACCAGAGAAACCTTGAGGACCTGTAGCACCAGTAGGTCCAGCGCTTCCAGCTAAACCTGTAGGACCTGTTGCACCTGTTCGTCCTGTAGGACCAGTAGGTCCTGTTACAGATGGGCCAGTTACACCAGCTGCTCCTGTTGGACCTGTTGCGCCAGCAGGACCTGTAGGTCCGCGTTGTCCTGTAGGACCAGTTGCGCCACCTGCAGGAGCAGATGGTCCAGTTGCACAGGTAGGACCAGTTACGCCTGGATACCAATCGCTGTTATCAGGGCCTACGACAATAATCTCATCTGCCACTTTAGTCCACCGTTACCTGTTGAGTTACAAATACTTGACCTCTCAAGTACGTTTTTTCCCATGTAGGGTCTGAAACTTTCGTTGCCTGCAAATCCCAGAACGCACGAACAGGAAGATACTTAGTTTTATCACTTACCAGTGATAACTTAAGTCTTCCCTGTGCAGCATTTAAAATTGTAACATCTAGAGTGGCATATCTAGATGGTGAATTAGGGTAGGTACGGATTTCTGCTTTCCATGTAAGACCCGTAATATCAAATGCAAAGTCAACAATCTGCTCAAATGTGTCGCCTTGATACATAACAATGTCATAAACCTCAGCTGTTGTAGGTACAGGCTGGTATCCCATAGGGTCTACAGGAAGATACATACGCTCTGGTTTTCTAGCGTCATCAATTTCCTGGCCCTTGTATATAGGTACAAACTTATTAGTGTGACGGCTAGTACGACGAAGAGTACCGACCTGTATACGCCATAGGCCTATATTAAGAGCAGCGCACAGCTGACGGTACTGTTCCCAGCGTTGCTGAATTGTGTTAGTCAGCTGTGCATAGCGCTGTGAACGTGGAATCACTACGCCATCAGGCGCGGTGATATTAATATCAAAGGACGCATCAGTAGCTAAAGCCCACAAGGCTTCAATAGTTGCAAGAATAGCAATTGGGTATTCCTCAACTCCAGGAATCATCTTAAGGTTTACCGCGCTACCAAAATTATCTGTTCTTTCGTGCACGTGCTGCTCTACGGCAGTATTAATAAAGCGTTCAATATCGCAATCAGTAAAGTATCTGTAACCAGTTCCATTAACAACTAGTTTTGCCCCAACAATGAGGGGGTCTTTAAAATGTATGATGCCTTGGTCTTTTTCTAATTTATAACCAAAGGGGGCTGGGACCACGTCGTCAATAACAGCGACGTAAAGTGTGTATGGGTCAACAGGCTTAGTGTTTAAATAAAAATCTTTTGTTGCACCATCACCATTAGCGGTGAAGGTAAATTCTTTAGGTAAGTCTCCAAGTTCTAGACGAACTCTTGATACAAGGTCTGCCATTGAGGCCACTTAATTCACTCCTTTAACGACTATGTAAACGAAGAAGCGGGCAGTAATGCCCGCCGCTCCGCCGAATTAAGTGCTCGATAATCAGCTACCTGCTTAGATTACTCCAGCTAGATAACCTTTTTCCTCAAGATGCTGTGCAACTTGACGAGACACTTTGTACTTCTGTCCAGCTTTAAAGCTGTAGTAGTTGCCTGCACCTAGTGTCATAGAATCAATTGTTTCAATAACACGGATTACAACTGAGTCTTCTGACTCGCTAATTACTGTTGGGTCATCAACAATAACTGTTGCACGATTTGGTACTGTTGCATCTAGTACTTCTGTTTCAAGCTTGATTTGTGCTTCGGCAGTAGCCATAGACATTTCCGATGCGCGTTCTTGCATTGCCTCTAGATTTTCTTCTAGAGCCGCTTCACGTACGCGACCAGTAACATCCGTCGGTTTTACTTTACTTGCCATTTATATCCTCCGATTTAGTAACTGTTAAAGTGGGGGCCTGGTTACCCAGGCCCCCTAGGTAAAGCTAATTAGTTGGTTTCTGCAATGATTACAGACTGGTCAGTGATTAGACCAAGACCGAAGATTGAGTACCAAGCAAGAGCATGCTCACGACCGAAGTCAAGAATACCGCCATCGCGGAGTTCAACTGGAAGAGAGATTGCGTGACCGAATGCGTTATCTCCAATGAAGATAGCTGCGTAGCGGTCTGAACCACCGTTACCTGTCTTTGTAGCAGGAGTGATGTATCCACCACCAGCTGTTACAGTTGGGTTAGCAACAGTTGTGTCAGTTGTGTAAGAAGTACCAGCACCGCCAGCAACCTTAAGAACCTGTGTGGTTTCGATGAATACGCAGTCGTATAGACGACCAATTTCACCGAGCATAAAGTTACCTGGAGCAGCGTACTTAGTGACTTCAATAAATTCTGGATTGTCACGGAGCTTACGGCTCTGGTGTGGGTGAACAAACGCAACGTATGTTTCGCCGAGGCGTGGGATGTTCTTGGTTGATAGGGTCTCTACTGCATCCTTCACTGTGTGAGGTGTCATGTAGTAGGTACCTGTCATAGCAGCGCGGTTAGCAGCGGTTGTACCATCTGCGTACCAGTTGTTTACTGCTGTAAGTGCTGAGCGGTCTTCACCATAGATTGTTGAAGTCGCTGCATATAGTGTGTCGCGTGATAGCTGGTCTAGGTAGATAGCCATGTTACGACCAAGAAGACGTGAGGCTGAAGCCATTACGTCATCGAATGAAGCGTTAAGAAGAAGTTCTGATACAGCAAGAGCATAACCATGCTCTGATACTGTGATTGAGAACTGCTGTGCAGTCAACGCGTTTGTCTGCATACGTACACCTTCAACAAGACCGCTTGCGAAGCCTAGGTTGTTGTAACGCATGAAGTTGATTTGTAGACCAGGTGCAACACCAAGTTCAGTCTTCTTGACTGCAAACTGCTCAAAGCGAAGGATAGGCATAGCCTGGAAAAGGATTTCCTTTGACCAGATTGTCTGAATCGCTTGAGTCAGCTGGGTGTTAGTGCCTGAGTATGCTGTTGGGGCTGCGGCTAAGTTGCCTGTACCCGTGATACCAGATGCCATTTACTTGTGACTCCTTATTTGTTGGAATTTGGGATTGTTGGGTTTACCCGAACAGGCCGCGAGATTTACCACGAGCAGTGTCGCTCATGATACGTTCTCTGTACTTTGCGTAATCGTTCATCGACATGGACGAGATATCCTCGGCCGTAAAGTTACGTTGCTCCATATTAGTGTCCATTTGTCCGAGCGGGGGCGTGGTTACCCTTGTCCCCGTCATTTCTTTCCTTGCGTTCTGCATAGCTGACTGCGCAGATTCAAGAATTCTTGCTGAACGTTCTTTTAATCCTGCAATACTTGCGTCAACTTCATCAGGAGTGTTACCACTAATAAGGTCTAGCAGTTCAGGAATAATAGCTTCACGTTCTGTTTCTACGCGCTGTGTGCGGTAGGCTTGTAGGTCAGCAAAAGATTTTTCGCGTTCCAGAAGAGCAAAGGCACGTTCACGCTCTTGACGCTCACGCTCCAACTGCTCCTGCCACTCTTGTTCCTTGGTCTTAAGCAAAGTACGAACATCCATGTCACTTTCAAGAGCTTCCTGCTCAGCCTTAGCTTTCGCTTCAGCATCTGCAGCACGTGCAGCAAGTTCTGCTTCACGCTCTCTTTTAATGGCGTCGAGTTCTTCCTTCAACTTATCAATCTGAGGGTAGAGCTTTTCTTTTTCTTGGCTTCTTACTTTTGCCAAGTCATCTTCTGTATAAAACTTAGAAGTTGCCTTAGTAGTAGGTGCGTCAGCGACAACTGCGTTGTCTGACGACTGGGCTACAACTGGAACTACTCCTGCTTCTGCCGCGAAGGCATCAGCGTTCGATACTTCTGCTGTTTCCATAGTTATCCTTTACATTCTAGGGGTCGTTTTCCGAAGTGAGAGCACATATGACCAAACGTTGATTCTATTGTCTTTCTAAATACAAAAAATGTCAGGCTAAACCTTTATTTTTCGTATTCTTCTGGTACTCGCCTCTGTGGGAGGACAGTGCCATAAGCTTCAGTTACCAACTTGTTACGTAGGTCTGCTTCGCCCATATTGGCGGCGCCTAACGCATCGTCGATAGTTGGTGGTAGTACAGCAGGGGCTCCAGGAGCTCCACTTGCACTAGGGGCACCAGGAGCGCCTCCAGTTTCAGGATTAGGCATAGTGCCTGTAAGTTCAGCAATCTCTTGTTCAATTTGAGTCTGTAGCAACTTAAGTGCGCCATCCGCAGTAGCATCGTCAAGAAGTTCCTGACGAATTTCATTAAGCTTCTCAGTAGGGAACTCTTCTCCCAAAGTACGCAAAGCGCCTTCCTTAGACTCAAGGCCTAGGGATAGCATAGATTGAACTTCGTTTAGAGCAATAAGCTTATCTAGAGGAAGTGGTTGCGGGAAGAACACGTAGGTTTGGTAAGTAATTGGGTCGTTAGGGTCTAGACGGTCAACCTGGCCCTTCTTAAGCTTAACGTTTCTTGTTGGGTCCCAGATAAATACTTCTGGTTCCTTGATAGCAATGCTACGTAGAATAAGCTCATTAACACGCTCTAGACCGTGTGCATACTGAATAATCTTTTGGTGGTAGCGGTTCATCAAAGGTTGGAACTGGATAGATAGCGCTACGCCTGATGTATTAGAGATAGGCTGTGCCTGACCAAGTGCGGTCTCGGGAACACCAATCATTTCGTGCATAGACTTCTTAAGCATAGCTAGGAACTCCATAGCGCCCTTTAAACCTTGTGAGCCACCTTCTAGGTTTTCTACCTTTGCGTCTTTTGGTAGACCACCCCAGACTTTGTTAGCGCCCTTTTCCAATTGTGAAGCTTTGGCACCAATGATGACTGTGACGGGAGCAGCATGATAATTAACGATGTCAGCGATGTCAGTAGCAGTCTCGTTATAAGTACGG